GCGACACCAAACCCGCAATTTATGAGGCATCAGACCACCCCAGCGGCCGCAACATCGGCGTCCGCTGGGGACCCGGCTCCGGCGCTCGCCGGTTTTACGAATTCATACCCACGGCTCGGCCGCCGTGGGCTCACGTTTAGCATGCCGGCCTCGGGCCCTTTCAACAGCGCCCATCCGGTACCGTGGGATGGTACTGACGAAATTCGGCGCTCAGACCAAAACGGGAATTACGCTGCCTTCTCTTTGGCGGTCCGAAGACATGCGCCGATTTCGGCAAGGACCTTGTCGTAGTCGGCGGTTTCGGCGCGTTCTACATGAATGCGGGCGCCCTTGATGCCGGCTTCCTCGACCATCCGCTTGAAATCGGACTGAACGAAGTTTTCAATCTGCTGGCGCGTCAAAAATGCGATGGGGACATTGGCAGACTGGCCTGTCGTGATTTCGATCTTTACGGAGTACGGGTACTCAGGCTGTTGCGCTTCCACTGTCATGCAAAACACCTCCGAATACAGCGACCATAGTCGCGGGGATGCGCCCGTAGGCGATGGGAAGTGGCGGCATGGACATCTATATCACAACTTATGAAGGTAAGAACTCAGGGAAAACGCGGAGCGATCGAAAGCGCAATCAGCAATCTGCGCTCGGCAACAACCTCGCAGTTCGGAGCGTGGGCAGAAATGATGTCTGCGGCGTCTACGGCTAGCGATTTGTATATTGAAGCTCAAGTAAAACCGATGAACTGGTATCAGATGACGGAAGACATTGACGTTGCAACCCAGCGTCTTGTCGTTGATGAGTATTTCCTCAATAATTTCGACTCAACAGAACATATTCCGGGAGATCCTTCGGCCAACTGCGGCTCAGGATGACAGGTTAAGGTTAGGCTGACTTTACCGATCCATTTTGGAAATGGGCTAGCAAAAATAATTTTCATTTTTCTCTTGACGAATCGGCCCACTTACCTTAGCAGGAGAAATGTAGTCGAGTTGAGAGGGTCTTGGCGAAAAGTCGAGGCAGACAAAGAACGAGAACTCAGCGGAGGACTCCAATCCGCTGACCACCGGCAGGAGCGGCGCTGCCAAAGTTGTTACCAACGGCCTGCACCTCATAGCGATGCGTGGAATGTTGTCATTGCGCCAGCAGTAGGGCTGTCGGCTCTCGGCTGTAGGCGTTCGGCGACGAACCTGATTCGCGGCGCCAACAGAGCGGTTGCTGGCCGAAAGCTGAGAGTCGATAGCCGATAGCCATCATCACCGGAACTCAACAAAGAATACTCATGCCAACCCATCGAGTGCCAGTCTTTCGCCTGTTTCAACCGACCTGGTCGGAGCCGGCCTACTTCGTGCTGCGCGAAGTCGCAGTCCGCATGGTTAGCGAGCGCGCGGCCACCTGCATCAATCGCGGTCGCGCAATCAGGCTTACATTTCATCGTCCGGAAAATCTGCGCGATGAAAGCGCGCGCATCGGTCCGGCCACCATTCATGCCTATGCCTGCGGATCGAAGCGCGCGATCGCGGCGGTGGAAGGATGGGGAGTAATCCGATCGGGTGATCGGGCCATCGGGTCATCGGGCGAAGTAAGAATGTGACAGCTCGCATCTTCATAACTCTGATTAAGCTCTCCTGCGAACCCACTCTGGTGGCATTGGCTTCGATTAACCCATCGAAGGCGGTGTCACCGGAGTGCCCGCCTTGGAAGATTTTGTGATTTGGTGAGTTGCGATTTCGTGATTTGAATTCGCGGTTTGCAGGCCGTCAACAGGCAGGAATTATGAGTGACTCTCCCGAACTAGCGGTGGCTACGACAAAGAAAAAACGCCCACGCCGCTCTGGCATGTTTAGGCGGGCGATCCGCAGGGGATTGATGGCGAAAGTGGACCCTGCAGGTAGCGAGCGATGGGTCCATAAAGTGGTGGGGAATCTTCGGTCCATTGCCTCCACAGAACGATCGGCGCTCGGTATGCAGGCAGTGAAGATCCTGATTGAACAGTCCGAGGATGAGGTTGAAGCCTTCGAGTACGTGGTGGAGCAATCGGAACGCAAGGTTGACTGGGCGGCTCTCGATGAGAAGACCGACGAAGAACTCGATACCGAAATTGAACAACTCGACACCGAAATAAAAGACCTGCAACAGGCCCTTGGCTCAGTCCCGACCGGAAATTCGTAAGCTCCTATGGCAGAAAAAGGCAGCACATAAGGAGAAGCTGCGCCTCAAGGTCGTCCGACAAAGTAGGTTCGACCTCAAAGTCTTCGTCCATGCTTTCTGGCGCATTTTGGAGCCCACCACTCCTCTACAGTGGAACTGGCATCTCGACCTGATCTGCGACTACCTCACGGCGGTGAAGCGAGGGCAATTCCGGCGGCTGATTATCAATGTTCCTCCGCGGAGCATGAAGTCGCTGCTGTGCACGGTGTTCTATCCCGTGTGGCGATGGTGCACCGAGCCACAGCGGCGGTTCATGTTCGTGAGCTACTCCGACGAACTCAGCACCGATCATTCGGTCTTCCGGCGCAATGTGCTCAGCTCGGAGATGTATCGCGGCGGCTGCGGACATCAGGTGAGGTTCTCGAAAGACCAGAACCTCAAGACGCAGTACGAGAACACCAGGCGTGGCGTGATGTTTTCGACTTCGATCACCGGGTCGGCGACCGGTAAGGGATGCGACGAGCTGATCGTCGATGATCCGATGAACGCCAAGAAGGCCTTCAGCGACCAGGAGCGCGAAAGCACCAATCGCAACTTCGACGCCACGTTTCGCTCCCGGCTGAACGATCCCGCGACGGGAGTGATCATCGTGATCATGCAGCGTCTGCACGACGACGATCTCACCGGACACTTGCTTAGCCAGGAGCCGAATGCCTGGACGCATCTCAAGCTGCCGGCCGAGTTCGAACAGGATGCGAGCTGGACGTTTCCCATTAGCGAACGCACTCCACAGCAGGTCAAGGCCGGCGACCTGTTATGGGAAGGCCGGTTTTCGCGCGAAGTGCTGGCCGATCTGAAAGTGGCGCTGGGATCGTGGTCGTATGCCGGACAGTATCAGCAAAGTCCGGCGCCGCTCAAGGGCGGCATTATCCAGCGCGAATGGATTCGCCATTACCGCGAGCTGCCGTCTCTTACAGGTTCCGTTCGCTGGCTGCAAAGTTGGGACTGCAGCTTCAAGGACACGCGCGAGTCGGATTACGTTGTCGGACAGGTCTGGCTCCGAGTCGGAGCCGCGTTTTACCTGGTCGATCAAGTGCGCGAGCGCATGGACTTCGTGCGCACCAAACAGGCGATCCAGCAGATGACGGCGCGGTATCCGCAGGCCACAGCCAAGCTGATCGAAGATAAAGCCAACGGCCCGGCGGTGATTTCGTCGTTGCGCTCGGAGATCAGCGGCATCATTCCCATCTCGCCAACGGATTCCAAAGACGGACGGCTGCACGCCGTCTCGCCGCTGTTCCAGGCTGGGAATGTTTTTCTACCGGAGGCGCGCTGGGTGGGAGACTTCGTCGAGGAGCTAACCCGCTTTCCCAAGGCCGCCAACGACGATCAGGTGGACGCTTGCACCCAGGCGCTCTTGTACATGCAACCGCAATACAGCGGAATTCAGGAGTATTACCGCGAGCTGGCGGAGAAGGCGCGGGGATAGATTGGTCTTAGCTTCCGGAAAAAATCAAAAGCAACAGGAAAATCCTACGCGGATGAACACGGACGCTTCGCACGTAGTTGCGTGGATGCCCAAGTAGTTGATGTGTCTAAAGTACGTTGTATCTCAAACGACCTGTCATCCTGAGGCCCGATTTTGGCCGAAGGACCTTGCGGTTGCTTTTACTGGAATCAGCAAGAGCAACACCCACACCCACACCAACCACAAGGTCCTTCGCCGAAAGGCGCGGCTCAGGATGACACGGCGTTTAGGACCGCATTAATCCGTGCGGTTTCCGTGTAATCCGTGGCAGGTTTTGTCTTTGAAGTCATAGAGGGTCTTACATGAACAAACTCGTTCTTCTGTCGGCTCTTCTCGCGATCGCAACCACGATTCTATTGTCGCAATCCGCAAGCATCCCGCCGGACGTCGACAAGAACGGACGCACGATCACGCCGCGTCCTATGCCGCACATGGTCTATTCGCCGGCGGACTTGGCGCATAACGCGGTCACGCTTCCCGCGTCGGGAACCACATCGGCGAGCGCCGTTGTGAATATGGGCGCGGTAACCAAGTCCACGATTTATGTGAACTGCACGCAGATCGTAAACGTGCAGGTGAATACCTACAGAGAAGACGGCGTCACCATCGACGGCACATACACACTGGTGACGAATCTGCCTGCAGGCGCGCAGCAGATTTATGTTGCGTCGGAGCTGGCGCCCAACAGCACCGCGGGCACGATCAGCACGAACATCCGTCTGCCGCAGCGCGCATTCAGCTTCCAGGAGGTGAATACCACAGCATCGGCGGGGACGTGTACGGATCGGTTTGTGGTGGGGTACTGAAAGAGGCAATCGGCAATCGGCATTCGGCTACGTAACATTTTCGAGTTTTAACGAAAGGCGCGTTTGGCCGAACGCTGACAGCCGAGGGCCGAGCGCCTTCCCCTTCGTATTCACTCCAGGATTCAATCAATGACTCAGATGATTCGAGGCGGTACCGCTAAACCCATCGACCCAGGCATCCTTGCCCGTTTTGGACAGAAGGTGCGGGCTACGTTCGATGTGTGGTTTGGGCCGCTGTTGCCGCTGCCTCCGGTGGCGCCCCGGGATACACCGCCGAGGAGGTTCGATTATCCATCGGGCGCGAATCTGGTTACGCTGCCGCGGAACTATGAGGCCATCAGCTTCCAACAGATGCGCGATCTGGCGGATTCGCTGGACCTGGTGCGGATTGCGATTGAGACGAGAAAGGACCAGGTGAGCAAGATGCCTTGGTCGTTTCGGGAGAAAAACCGGCAATCGGCACTCGGCATTCAGCGTTCGGCCACGCAGCGGAATGGAAGTCCCGCCGATGTTCCTATCGTTGCCCAGCGCGTGCCCTCGCATCGTGGTAGTCCCGAACTGTCCGCGACCGAATGCCGAGTGCCGAGTGCCGAATGCCTGACTCATGCTCACATCGACGAGCTGACGGAGTTCTTTCGCTGTCCGGATGGCGAGCATGAGTTCGATGACTGGTTGCGGATGATTGTCGAAGAGCTGCTGGTGATCGACGCGGTCACGCTGGCGGCTACCAGTAACGATCGCGGTACGGTGTGGTCTCCGGGAAAGAAAGTCGAGCGCTTCGAGGTGATCGATGGGGCAACCGTCAAGCGCGTGATCGACGAGATGGGACGCACGCCGAGTCCGCCTGCGGTCGCGTATCAGCAGATTCTGAAGGGAGTGCCCGCGATCGATTTCACTGCCGACGAGCTGGTGTATCGTCCACGCAATCTGCGTGCGCACAAGTTCTACGGATACTCGCCGGTCGAGCAGATCATCATCACCATCAATCTGGCGCTGCGCCGGCAGATGTTCACGCTGGCCTACTTTACCGACGGCAACATCCCGGACGCGATCTGCCAGACGCCGGAGACTTGGCACAAGGACAGCATTAAGGAGTTTCAGGACCACTTTGATTCGACCCTGGCAGGCAACCTCCCGCAACGACGTCACCTGATCTTCATTCCCAATGCGGGAGGCCATGACGCGGTGCAGTTCACCAAAGAGCCGCCGCTGTCGAACGATCTGGACGAATGGCTGGCACGCGTGGTGTGCTGGGCGTTTTCGCTTTCGCCGCAGGCGCTCATCAAACAGATGAACCGCGCGACCGCGGAGACAGCCAAAGAGCAGTCGGACGAAGAGGGAATTACGCCGCTGCTGAACTGGCTGGCGTCGTTAATCAATGGTCTTGTCCGCAAATACTTCGGCTACGACGATGTCGAGTTCGCCTGGGGCGAGCGTAAGGACGAGAACAAACTGGAGCAGGCACAGATTAATCAGATCTATGTGGTGTCGGGAGTGTTGACGGTGGATGAGGTGCGGGAGTCGTTGGGGAGGGAACCGCTGGGCGGTCAGCAATCGGCTGTCGGCGTTCGGCCGTGAGACATTTCAGTGTGCTTCTCGCCTTGAGAAACCAAAACCAAGAGCAAAAGACGAACACGGATTGCACGGATGCACACGGATCGTCACGGATAAATCTTTGGCGAATGAATTTCTTGCGATCTAGTTCTTTCTGATCCGTGCAAATCCGTGTGCCGAAGGCCCGTGTTTTCCGTGTTCTTCTTTTGATTTTGCTGTTGCCGCGAAACATTTCAGTGTGCTTCTCGCCTTGAGAAAACCAAAACCAAAAGCAAAAGACGAACACGGATTGCACGGATGCACACGGATCGTCACGAATAAATCTTTGGCGAATGAATTTTTGCGATCCAGTTCTTCCTGATCCGTGCAAATCCGTGTGCCGAAGGCCCGTGTTTTCCGTGTTCTTCTTTTGATTTGCTGTTGCTTTTCGGCGTTAACTGATTACGCGGAACGAGAGTCTCGCGAGGGAAATTGTGAAGAAAATTCAGCTCTTTGCTGCGCTTACTAAGGTCGATGAACTCAAACGCGAGGTTTGGGGACTGGCGACTGCGGAAGTCGTCGATAAAGACGGCGAGATCTTCGACTATGCGTCGTCGAAGCCTTACTTCGAAGATTGGTCGCGGGAGATTTCCGGGGCTACTTCCGGACGCAGCCTGGGCAATGTGCGCGAGATGCATCAGTCGAGCGCGGTGGGCAAGCTGGTCGATCTGCAGTTTGACGACGAGAACAAGACCGTTGCGGTCGGCGCCAGGATCGTGGACGACGTTGCCTGGCAGAAGTGCGTGGA